TTCACTATGTGCTTTAAGATAGGTTTTTAGTTCGCGGTCGGCATTTTCAACCGCAACAGCAGCCTGTGCTTTTGCAAGGTCATTGGTAATTTTGGCGTCGGCAATTTCCTTTTGCAATTTGGCATTCGCCGATTTATCTGATGCGGCAAATTCGGCTTGCGCCAATTTTCTCTTTGCCGTAGCTACCTTTTCGGCCAGTTCCAGTTCGTCTTTAAGGCTTTTTGCCTTAACGCCCTGCTGCTCTATAAAGAGGTTAAGCGACAAGCTTTGCCTTTGCACCTCGTCATCCAGCGCCTGTTTTGCCTTTGCCTTGCGGGCATCTTCGGCCTGCTGGCGTTTTTGCTGGGCATCATCGTGTATTTTTTGCTTTGCAGCCTCCTGGCTTTCCACCATTTTAACTTCTTCGCCACTAAGGCGCATTTTTGCCACCTGTGCTTTTTGCAATGCATCAATTTCGGCTTGTGTAAAGCCCATTACCTTCATCATTTTTTCGGCGTATGCCGCACCCTGTTCCTGCAGGCTGCTAAGTTCCTGGGCGGTAAGGCCCTTGCCTAAAGCCGCGTTGCGCACCGTTTGGTTATAAGCATCATCGGTAAGCTTTTTACGTTGAGCCATGTTTGTGCTTTCTATAGCGGCGGCGGCGGTAAGGGCATCAAGGCGTTCCTTTTCGGATAACTTCTGGTTCTCCGACACCTTAATAAGTGCTTCTGCCTGCTGCTTTGCCTTTTCGTTATTTACCTCCTGCACCGCCATTTGTGTGGCAAGTTCTTCCTGTGCTTTTTTAAGGCTTATGGTTTCTTCTGCAGTCTTTTTTACCTCGGCAGTAAAATTAGTAACACCCTTTGCTGCATCATCAAACCCTAAAAAAGCAAGCCCATCGGCTATAAAGCCCATGGCTGCCTCTGCTGCTTTGCCTGCCAGATCAAACCCTGCTGCAATACCGTCTATTAATATTTCGCCCAGGGGGGTTAGCAAATCCATGAGCGCATCTGTAATGACCGAGAAAGTTGTAAATATCTTTGTAATTTTATTAGCACTTTCTGTACTGTTGTTCATGGCATTTTGCACCAGGGCAAAGACCAGTACCAGTGCCGCAAGTATAGCACCTATAGGGGTAGCCACAAAAGCAATCGACGATTTTGTCATGCCCATTATACCTTGAGACATACTCTCGAACGCGCCCTTAAGCAAAGGGCCTGTACCGCCGGCTTCCTGTGCGCGGCTTATTAACCCTGTAAGCCCGCCGTTAAAAATATTAATGCTGTTAAAGCCTTCCTTTACCTGGTCTTTATAATCGCTCATGGTGGTAATGAGCTTTGTGTTAGCCGACCCATTTTCTTTTAACCAGTTGTTATTTTCCTGAAGTTTCGCGTTTATTTTGCCCAACCGTTTCTCATAATCATCATCGGTACTATTCAGGTTTTTTTTAAGTTCTATAAGCTGCCTGTTGTTGTTAAGGTAGTCATTCTCTGATTTATTAACTTCATTAACTGCATCTTTTACGGCTCTTTTTACCGATAATAATTTGCCGTCTTCTGTTGTTTGTGCTGCAATCGCTGCCGTTTGTAACGCGTAAGCCGATGTAAGATTTTTTATGGCGGTGGCGTTTGCCATAAACTGTATAGACCCTTCTTTGCCTTTTGTGGTAAGTTCTGCCTGCTTGGCATTAAGTTCGTCAATTTGCTTTTTTGAGTCTATAGCACTTTGCACTAATGCTTTAGTATCTATATCTAGCTTGCCCAATATTATTTTGTCTTTTGCCATTAGGTTACAATCAAGGTTAAAATATTACTTTCAAGGCTTATTTTTTTATTTGTAGTACTTACACTTAGTTTAATGGTATAAGTGCCCGGTTGCGCACAGGTAACCACATATTCATAATTAGAAATTTTAGTTACCGCACCCTGCGCCGTGAGTGCAAAACTGTACACCTCCTGGTTGTACAGCGTGTTTAGCCACACGGTAACGGGCGTGTTTACAGCAACTTGTTTTTGCATAATACCAAAGCCAAAATCTATAGCGGGCGGTATGTTTTTAAGCTGATCTATCATGGTATGGTAATTAAAAAGATGTTAGAATAATTAATTACAGAGCTGTTTGTATAATCGTAACTGCTTATCCTAAAGTAATGTGTGCCACTGGCTAACCGTGTAGTGGTATAGGGGCTGGATAAATTTTCAGATACTCCCGAATAGCTCATCCAGTCAACGGCATCTATAGATTTTTCTATAACGCAGGGGTAATTATCTATAGCCCGCGTAAAGTAAATTATAGCCCTTAGCCCACCTGTTCTTTGTATACCTGTAATAGTAAAAACAGGCGGTGCAGCAACCGGTGGCGGTGTGCTGTAGGCCACTTGTACCAGTTCGCAACTTGTAACCTTACCGGGTATGTAATTGTTTACCTTGTTTAAAATGTAATAGTTAGACAATTGCTCTATATAGTACATCTTTTTAAAATCAAGGTTGGCAATGTCAACATCGGTAAGCCATAGCTGTGCCGTGACCAGCACAGCGTTGTTAAGTATAGCTTGTAACGGTGCATAAAATCGCTCTGTTATACTTTTAAAGCTAAGGCCGCTAAAAGTTTCTCTATAGTAACCGTTTGTAGGATTATTTAAATCGCCAAGAATATTAGATACCACATTTATAGTGCCCGATACCTGCTGCGATTTTAAAAAGTAGTAACGCTTATCTAATGGTTTATAAGTAACAGTGGGCTCGCCGGGCTGCGGGTCTTCTACCACCTCTTTTTCCCAAAGCTTGTACACATTGCTGTTTTGGCCAAGGTAGAGTGATGGCACCCGCTCCGGGCTGTATATTTTAGATTTTATAACATCGCGGGTATCGGGCAGGTTTACATTAGCAATACCTATGGCCCAGTCGTTATGCGAGCTCTCCTTATCATTATAAGTATATTTAAACCAGTTGCTCTGGGCATAAGTGCCATATATATAATTTTCGCCTGTTTTTTTACTTAATTTATGGCTCCAGTTTACAACATCAGCTCCCTGCAATTGCTCCTGCAGCGTTAAAAACCGGTAGTTATTGCTAAACTTTTCCTTATACATGGTAAGCCCAAAACGGTGCACCACTTCATTAAGAAAATCCTTTACGGCAAAATCTGAAAGTACTATACTAAAATCTACACTCTCGGCATCTAAACGTATAAGCTCTATAGTAAGTTCATCGGCATACCAGTCTTCATTAAGCTCATAACTATCGGTACCCTGCCCGCCTATAATACCGCAGATACTATCAAAAGCATTAAGCTGAAAGGGGTTAGACGTAAACTCAAAATCTTCGCCATATATTAAATAAGGCTGCTCGTTAAACACGTTTATAATATTGTTGCCCGCCTGATAAGCATGAAGGTTGTCGCAGTTTTTACCAAATTTTATAAAACTGTCTTTATGAATGCCCGAATTGCCATCGCGGTGCCCAAAAAGCTTGCCCTTTATTTTAAGCTTGTATGATGCCGATGCCAGTACTTTTAAGTGAATGCCGCCGTTATTGCTAAGCCATTGCGACTGGTACTGCTCTGTAGTCATGAACCTGCAATAGTATATCTTTCGTGAAAATATACCATTGCCGCTGCTTTGTATAAAATGGTAATCGCTGCATTTAAAAAGTGGCACATCGTTAACCTCGCTGCGCTCCTGCCCCTTAGGGAACGTCATGTAGAGCTGTTTAAAATCGGGCGAATTAAATATAGATCCTGTAGGCTGCACGTTGTTATTGTATTTTTCGAAGATCTTTTTCCAAAGCCACGACACACTCACAGATGGCACTAAATAATCTATGTTTACCCGGTTATTACCGGTGCCAAGCGGGGCATTGTTACCATTATAATCGGCAATGATGTAGCGGTACGGCAGGGTAGCAGCCCAGGAACCCTTTACCCCCTGCACCGTTTTGTTGTGTGTAAGTTCTTCCAGGCCTATATCGTTCAGCATCTTGTTCTCTATAACCTTATAGAGTTCTATAATGCCATCGTAAACGGCAACATCATAATTGTCGCCACCATCTGTAACCACAGCCCAGCCTTTATAAACAAAGCATTCGCCCGAAGCACTATAAAGTGAACACTCATTTTTTTGATAGGGTATTGCCGATTTGTTACCCACGAGGGTTAAAAACTGCATAATGCGGATATTGTTTGCCGTTTTAGGCAGGCTAAATTTGTTCGTGTAACTGGCCTGCCGGTTATCGAGGCTGTTAAGGTCGTTTACCTGCCGGGTTTGGGCAATAACGGTACCGGCATCAACATCTGTAAGTTGCCCGTTAATGTATAATAGTAGTGCCAATGGTTTTGTATTGGAGGAAATATTGATTTTGGACAGGAGGTTTTATGTCCGATGTCCGAAGCCTGTGTAAAAGGAACGCGGATTAGCGCGGATTTTATTATGTGCATCTATCCGCTTCTTTCTTCCCGCGCTGTCATTGCGAGGCACGAAGCAATCTTTGTTCGTATTTTACTATTAACACACCCCTAACCCCTCTCAAGAGGGGAACAGCCCCCAACACCGTAATGAGCACGTGAAAAAAAGAGTGATCTTTACAAGCACAGCTTTAGGGCAGGAGTGTAGCTGGCTCCCCACTTGAGAGGGGTTGGGGGTGTGTTTTTATCGTGTGAACAAATATTAACCTCACCCCTCCCGATAGCTATCGGGACTCTCCAAAGGAGAGGGGAACTCCTGCCGACTTACTCCTGTGAATTTTTCTTTACGATCGAGTGAATACATCCGAGTGTAGCTGCCCCCCTCTCCTTCGGAGAGGGGCTGGGGGTGAGGTAAAAAGGCGTTAGGGGTCTGTTCCAACCAAGTACAGCTCAATCTAAAATCTCACTTCTAACATCTATAATCTCACATCTATCATCTATCATCTCACATCTATCATCTATCATCTACTAAAGAATCTGCGTAAACCTCACCGGCAGCTCAATATCAAAAGTAAAATTAGTAAGCGGCTGGCGTGGATTTTTAATGCGTACCCCTGTGGTTTTAAGCACCACCTCTACCCAGTCGTTATAGCTATTACGGGCGTAGGGCTGACCTGTAAAGAGGTAAATTTTTGGCGAATCAAGAATCCCCTCTACAATGCGGCGTTCCTCTTCAGTAAGCAGTTCGGCAACAATTTTTAAAGTATCCTGACTCTCCTTCCCCATCTGTATCGTTCGCCCAAAACTATCTTCGGGATTGTCGTTATCGCTGTCCAGTTCGCCCAGTTGCTTTGTGTTGCGGTCTATACTGTAGGTATCTTCAAACAGCCAGTAGCTGTAGCCGCCCATGGCGTTAAGCCACTTAAGGTACACGCCGGGTTTGTATGGCACCTTATTAAGGGATATAAAAACATCCTCTTCAGACGGTTCATCTGTAGCCAAAATGCGCAGGCTGTTGTGCCCGTTAGATAGTGGCAATACATCTTCCAGCGTTTCATCATCATCGCCATTGCTAAACACCAGCCTGAAAACCGGGTTTGCCACAGTAAACTGCTGCGTGAGCAAATTAGTCTCATTGCTTACCCTGAACGGTGTTGCAGGCGCATAGACCGAAATATCGTAGGGGTAGCCCTGCCAGTAGTTTAAATACCAGGCATTCGCCGAAGCTTTTGCAAACGGGCTTAATACATAAGTTCCTAACGTGCTGAGTGGCGTGTAGCTGCCGGGTTGTACCGCTCCCGCAATCCAGGTTAGGGTGTGGGTAACATCATTGGTACTATCATCTGTAAACGTGATTTCTATATTTACGTTAAGCTGTAAGAGTGTGCCGGGCGTGGCATTATATACAAAAGTATCGGGGTTTGTACGGTTAAGTTCCGGCTGCAATGTGTCCTGAAAATTACGTGTGTTTATAAGTGCGGTAACATAGGGCTTAAAGTTGAAAAAGAACGTGCCGTCGGGCGCAGGATACAGCATAATGTTAAGCGCGGTAGTATCATTTCGATTTGTTATGGTGCAAAATTTTGCCGCCACAGTGCTATCCGAATAAAACCTAAGCACATCGTTGTTATAGGCCATACGTAGTTTTGTTGCTTCTATGGGCTTAGAGAAAATAATACTCATAAGGCAATTTGTTTTAAGTAATCAGAAATCTGGGTAGTAAAATTGTTCAGGTACACTTCGCCCACCTTATCCAGTATTTCCTGAATTCGCTGTGGCGTAACCACGCTGTCCGTTACATTAGGCGTGCCTGCTTTGGGCTGCCAGCCTTCCCGCCCTATTTTGCGGGCAATTAAAAAGGCAAGACTGCTTACGGTCATGTTCTTTTGCAGCCTCGTGGCAATACCTTTTTGTTGTATCCATTGCTCTATAGCTTCGCTGGGCGGCGGGGTTCCCGGGGCACGGCCGTTTATATAATCGGCAGCGGTAATGCTGTAGCCGTGGGGTGTGGCTTTAACCATAACCGTATCTGCCCAGTTGCCGCTTACCGCCTGCCCGCTGGCTTCATACGCCGCAATAATATCTGCCCTAAGCAGTTCAAACTCGGCTGCCAAAACTTGGTTGGCATCACTCATAATTCACAGGAAATTTAATGCGGTAACTGCACAACAGGCCATCCATATTAGCATCGAGCGCATCGGTAACGTCTATATTGTCCCACTGCAATACTTCGGCATCAAGGCACGCGAGTGTATTACCAATATCCTGAAAAACATCAAGCAGCGGGGCAATGTTTACGGCATATTTAGACGTTTCCTCATTACCCCTTTCGGCAAAATACTGCTGGTCAAAGTCGGCGTGCTTTACCAAAAAGAATTTCCCCTCATAGGTAGCGGCCGTAATTTTTGTACCCGACGTGTTGTATTCGCTCTTACGGTTGGTAAACTCATGCAGCAGGAAAATTTTGTCAGGCTCGAGTGTGCCATCCAGGAGGTTAAGCGCGGCTTTCTTGCCGTAATGATATGCCAGGTTTTTGCTAAGCGCAATGTCCTGGAGAATGCGTACTATGTCTTTCATTTGAGAATGTGGATTTGGTTATTTGTTTTTTGTTGATGTGATTTAAAAAGGAACGCGGATTTTTTTGTTGCTTTCTTCACGCGTGAGTGTAGCTGGTTCCCCTCTTGAGAGGGGTTAGGGGTGTGTTATTTATAAGAAATATTATAAGGGAACACGGATGGTCACTGCTGCTGCGCAATCGCGGATGAACGCGGATTTTTTTGTTGCTTTCTTCACGCGTGAGTGTAGCTGGTTCCCCTCTTGAGAGGGGTTAGGGGTGTGTTGTTTATGTGTTTTACCTTTTTCACATCCCCTTCTTTACGTCGTCGTCATTGCGAGGCACGAAGCAATCTCATCATTTAAAGATTGCCGATACTTTTCTCATTTTATAAAGATAACACACCCCTAACCCCTCTCAAGAGGGGAACAAGCCCCCAACACCGGAAACTTCCTGAATAAAAAGATTGCTTCGTGCCTCGCAATGACAGTACGTGAAGAAAAGTTAACAAAAGAAATATCCTAAAAGAAATCCGCGCTAATCCGCGCTTTCAATCCGCGTCATCCGCGTTCCCTTTCTGTAAACTGCGAACAAATAACCATCAACCGACAACGATCAACTGTTCCTCGAAAGTTTCCCATACTCTGCCTCTACCTCGTTTTGGGTTTTAGTTTGGGCAAGGAGGTTAAAGATCTCGCTATACGGTTTCCTGCCCAGGTCGAAAGGGTATTGCCCAAACAGCTTGCCCAGTTGCAGTAGCGGTAGCGTGTCGCTGTAGGGTTTCAGTTTATCGGCACCGGCCATTTCCCACAGGTGGGTATCGGTATTTTGCGTGACGAGCAGCTTGTTTTCGGTAGCAATTATGCGTTCAAATTCGGCTATCATAAACTTCCGCGCCGAAAAATACTCTATAACCGTTGCCCTCCAAAAGTCTTTTTCGGGCACTTCAAAGCAAATCTCAAACAGTTGCTGTATGCCCTGCCAGCTGATTACTTTTGGCAACTGCCGTATGCAGTATTTTACATTGGCATAAGGCATTTGGTTTACGTTCATTTGCCTTTTGGCGAAGTGGTTCTTTGGGTTTAAGTGGGTTAGTATATCGTAAGGCGCAGGGTCTTTAAGGGCGGTGTATTGTTTTAGGGTGATGTTTTTCATGTAAGATTGTAATTAAACGTGGATTATGCAGATGCTGCGCAGTCGCGGATATTAACTGATTTTATAAGAAGAGTAAGAGATTCTGAGTGAAGTTCTTCCCCTCTTGAGAGGGGTTAGGGGTGTGTTTACCAATGAATTTAAAGTAGATTTAAAAGACACACCCCCAGCCCCTCTCAAGAGGGGAGCCAGCCCCCAACGCTGGATAGAACCGTGAAGAAAGGAACTTATAAAAATCAGTGTAAATCCGCGTTCCATCCCTAAAGGGTCAAGGCAAAATTCCCCCTTTGGGGTTAGGGGGCTCCCACCCTGATTTTAGTCTGATACGTTTTTCGCAATGCAAACCAGTACCGCATCATGATGCTGTCCCACTCATCGGGGCTGCGGCCTATAAGCTCCTTAATGCGGTCTTTTGGGATGATGCCCTGCCTGCCGTCTTTATCAATATCCTTAAGTTTAACCTGCTCCATCTCTTCGGCGGTTGTTTGCTTTACGGCATCATTATCGCAAACTTCGCCTGCAAGGCGATTGGTAATCATCTCTGCCATTTTTATAGAACACTGACTCTTAAGGTTGTCGTAGTTGGGTTTAATGTACGTGTTGCCCTCGAGCATTTCGAGCGGTGACGAGTTGTTTACAAAACCCTTGCATTTAAGAAAGTCTACCACGCCGCCACCCACACCATCTTCGTCGGCCACAATGTTAGAAAGGGCAATGCCGTAGCGGGTTTGCAAAATTTTAGCACGTCCCACTACCTCATCGAGTCCGCTCTTGGCAATGCTTTCCCGCGCGATGCACACCCACCCGTGCCAAATGCGAAACACCGTTTTGTCGCGGCCTTTACGGGCAACATCAATCGTCATGAATTTGAGTCCGCTTGGTGTAAGGTGCGAGGGGTTAAAATAATCGGCAATGCTGTCGTTGTCCATTAGCGTTGCAGGGTCGTCGTCATACTCCCAGTTGCCGTAGTACAGGCGTTCGCGGCTGTTTTTATCGAGCCGTAAAAGCGACTGTAAATAACTGGGGTGCAGGTACGGGTTATCTGTAGGCAGACTCTGAATGAACCTCCTGTGCAACGGCAGCACACCATCACGCTGTGGTTTGTAGAACTCTTTATATGCCCAGTTCTTGGCGGGGTTGCAGGAACCCAGCATCTTGGGGATAAGGCCATATTGGGTTAGTTTATACCGAATACGGCTCTTTACAATTTGCCAGGCATGATAGGCCACCTGGTTGCATTCATCTATAAAAGCGCCGCTGATTTCGAGCGAGCCAAGGCTGTCAAAGTTAGGGTCGGATGGATACGAAAACAGGTCTTTGAGCAGTATCTGGCTGCCGTTGTTAAACTGAATTACATGCTCTACAGATTTGTACTTGAACTGGTTGCCCAACCGTAGCAGCGTTGCCTGTTCAAAAAAGGTGTTGAGCGTAGTTTCCTTAAGCGTTTTTAATTTAGACCGACCCATAAGCCAGCGCGTGCCCGGATATTTTTGGCACATTTCGATTAGCCAAAGGCAGCCAAGGGCACTCTTGCCACCACCGGCAGCACCGCCGTAGAGCACCTCTTCGGTTACCGCATCTTTTAAGTAAAAGACGGCATGCTCCTGTTTAACCAGCAGTTTCATCTGTAAGGGGGTTTTGGCCGGAGCCCAAATTGAGCGTTACGGCACCGGGAGATGCTTCATCGCTATCGTCATACTTTTCGTTCCACTGGGCAGGGTTGCGGTTGCGCAGCCAGAACTGCTGACTCCTGAAGTCGGCCGGAATATGCTTCTCGACCTCTACAATTTCTATGCGTTCTTTTTCAACGCGTTTTCCGTTCTCGTCATAATAAATTTCCTTGCACTTAATGGCCTGTCGCGTGGTTATAACCCTGTCTACCGTGGCCTGGTACAGCGAATGTGCCACCTCCATATCGGCCTGCCGTTTGCCCCGGTTTAGGGCATCGGCAAACTCCGGGTGGTCTTTTTTCCAGCGCGTGAGCATGCGCCGGCTTACGCCAAAAAACGTTGCCAGGTCCTGCTCTGTCAGCCCCAGCAGCGTTAGCTTTGTTGCCTGCGCCGCATAGGTTTCGCTATATTCTTTTTGTGTGGTTTTATGTATGACGGAAGCTGTTAGTGCTTCGTTCATTTTTTAAAAGGTGAGGAAATATTGGGGAAGGAAAAAAGCCTCAATTAGGATGAGGCTTGTAAATCAAAATAAGGAGTTACTCCTTTATCATCTATATATTCTTTAATTTTATCGGTTTCGCTAAAATCAACATAGTCAACTAATTTATTGCTTTTAACATATTCCCATGTTATGTGATTTTTGATTTGTTCTTTAGGCGGCTCCTGGCCCACAACAAAATAATGCCCTTTTTTACCGTCTTTAAAATCAGCTGCCTTGGTAAAGGTTATATATTTATTTAAATCGTTTTCTAAATTATAAAGCCTTTTAGAAAAGTCCATAGTTTGTCCAGCAACAATTATTCCGTTTTTTCCAATAAAATCAACTTCAACAGGAGTTATTAATTCTTCAAAATCAAAAGGAGTTATCAACCTGTTGATGTTTACTTTGCTTTCAATTTTCGGATATAGTTTTTTCTCTACTATTTCTTCAAAAGATGTAGTCTTATCTTCTGTTTCTTCATCAAACTGAAAAATATATTTTTCAAAAATTCTCCTGAAATTAGTATTATTTAAAGGAATTTCGATTGATGTAACATCTGAGAATGTAACCATGTTATTTGCATACTTATGAAGGTATGACATATATGATTCCTTTACCCAGCTTGCTTTATTTGCAGTATCTATTCTTAACGCCTCTAAATTACCACCTTTATTAAGTTCTTTTTCTAAACTTTTAAAATATGTTTTTAAAATTGTAAAGTTTTGAGTTGGGATTAAACTCCTGATAGCATTTAATTTTGTTTCAGAAATTTTGAAGAAATCATGTTCATTGTCAAACATAATTAGCCCAATACTCACTTTTTCATCCAAAGCTGCATTTAAAGGTATATATATTATGCTGAAAAATGTTTTCATTTATTTTGAATTTTTATCTGAATAAATGACCTGAAAGATTTTTCGCACTCTTTAAGCCATTGCTCGTTAAATAAGTTTTTCTTGATATTATTTTCAAGTGCTTCACTATCTATTCCCCATTGTGGAGGAATCAGATTAATAATTTCCGTCAGAGCCTTTTCGCATTCAGATGCGCAAAGGTAAAAATTTTGTACAATTTCATCAACAATCTTTGTTAATTTTGCACCTCTTTTGAATAATACATTTGCAAGTTCAGTGTTTATAATAGACTCATCTTCACTAATTTGAAAAAGTCCGTGTTTTAAGTTTCCCGAGTTAAATATTTCACCATGGTCAAGAGCAAAGAATTTGTGTTCCGATAGGTCAGAAAAATCTACAAAAAGATTACTGTTATTTTGATTGCGATCTTCATTGCTTAACCATATATCAAATAAGGCTATTTTAAGAAAATCTTTTTTGTTCTTAATTTTTGTTTTGAAATTTTTATCTTTAAACATCAGTACAGATGAATCATCTATTTGGGTACAATTCTTTAAGAGCAATGACCCAAAGCATAACTTTCTAAAATTTATTTCTTGTACATAACGTTCAGGCAATCGTGGTATATGTTCATCAGATACTTCAAGCAAACATATCTCAGGCGTATTTATATTCCATATTTCTGCAAATTTCGAACCAATTATCTCATTAACGAGTTTTGCTACGTGATCATGCTTGCATACCCAGTCTTGTAAATCATCGCATGTAACAAGTATAGGCTTGGTGCCTGTATCGTATATTGTGTTAGATTGGTGTATGGTTTTACGGATGGGTAGCACTAAAAAAGAATATGTTACACCAAATATAATGAAACTTTTCTTGTTAATGATTACATATTGGTGCAGTCATTTGTATTGTTTTTACATTATGTCAAAGAACGAATTAGTTATTAGGCTTTAAATCTTCAGCCTGTAGAAACACACCCCCAACCCCTCTCAAGAGGGGAGCCAGCTACACTCCTACCGGATACTCCTGCGACTGATCACTGATCACTGATCACTGAATACTAACTCTTACTACTCATGCCTCCCCATATCCTCCGTAGGTTACTGCTGTAGTTAAACGTGTCGCGGGAGGCAAAATCGGCGTGGTCGCGCTGACTCTCCAGTTCGGCTAAGGAGCAGCGGTCGTCAAAGTACTGGCGGAAGAACGTAAGCACCTTTTGTACCGTGAGGCTCTCGTAAAACTCGCCATACTGCCCACTGATTATCTTGCGAAACAGGTAGGTAAGGTCGCTCATTTTGAGGGAGCCGTACAGGCATATAACCTCGGTGGCGCAGTGCTCAATCTGGTCTTCGGTCATCGGTTTGTTAAGGTTTAGCATGTCGTTTAGGTACACGAGCCAGCCCATGACCAGGGCGACAGAGAATTCTTTCCCGTTTTCGCGGTGTATAGCCGCCAGTGTGGGTGCTGTAGTGTTCATTGCCGCGCTAAGGTTAGTAAGCTTGTGAGCGTGCAGCATACAGTTATTTGGACTGTAAACGGTTAGCAATTTTTCTTTTGAAATCGTCGCTATAGCGCACTTTGCCTTTGCCGGCAGCGGGTTTTGTTGCATCGTGTTTTAGTTCAAAAAATCCTTTCCAGCCCTTGCCCATGCTTTGGTGCAGTATGGCTATAGCCGTTGCTTCGCTGGTGTGTGCCAGGGTACCCAGTTCGGCAAGGGCGGCCTGCTCGCTTTCGGCGCTGCGGTAGGTAAAGTTATGCTCGGCAGCACGGTACCGCTTCCAGGCCTGCCACTGGACTGTAAATTCTGCGGAGGCGAAAGGCAAAACTACCTCACCCCCAGCCCCTCTCCGAAGGAGAGGGGAGCCAGCTACACTTGCCGAAGTTAGAGAGCCATTCTCATCTGGTTTTTCTCCCGAACCCTCTTTTCCTTTTTCAATTTCAATTTCAATTACATTTGCATCTGCATTTTCATTTGCTAAATTGTTAACCATTTGGTTAAGCATTTTATAAAACCATTCTTTTACAGTTTTACTAATTTCATTTTCGTTTAAAGTCTCATAATCAGTAATTTTAAATGCTTTTTTAATACTAAACTTCTGCTTATCTGTAAGGGTTTTATTTGCCGAAATTAAACCGGCCAACGTTGCCGATGCAAGTTTCTTGGGCTTGGCAGTGGCACGCAATGTTGTTTCTATTTGTAACCGATGGTTAACCAAATGCTCTCCTTTTTCGCTGAACTTATGGCTAACCATTTGCCAGACCATATTGAATTTTTCTGTCGAAAAAATCCCTGTAATACGCATCAGCCTTTCGATATTAGATGGTATATGCCCGTGCTGATGCTGGTAAAGCAAAAGCCTTAAAAATGCGCCTACTTCTTCACAACTCATGTCCTGGGTGCCGCTCTGAAAATCTTTGGTGTAAAAAAGAAACGCAGGATCTTTCATTATACCCTTGCTATATGGTCTATAATCACGTTGTTGTACGTACCCTTAGACCCGCAAATATGAAATTCAAGCTCGGCTACATCGCCCGGCAGCATGTCGCTTAACAGCTCTATTTTTGTACCCAGTGCCGATGGGTAAAACATCCTGCCGGTTTCCTGTTCAAAATGCAGCTGCTGCACCGCAGTGCCCAGCTTGGTGGTTTTTATATCGCCTACGGCAGTTATTATGCCTTTTATTTTGTAGTTCATGATTTTAAAAGTTGAAAGTTTGTAATGTTATCAAGTCTTAAAGTTGTAAGTGGTTGTTGGTTGTCGGTTAATGGTTGATGGTTGATAGCCGTAAGGCCTGAGTGATGTTCCCGGCAACGGACAACCGGCAACCAGCAACCAATACCTTTTTAACTGAGCACGCTCTGCGCCACCAGGTTATTATACTGTATGCCGCTGTTCTTGCTTATTTTGCCTTCCAGGGTTACGGCTACCTGTATCTCGTCGTTTTCTTTGTAGGCATCAAGGTCGTCCATGCGGCGGCCGCGAAATTCTACAAAGGCCCTTTGCCTGCCATCGGGCGCCAGGGTTACTACTTTTTTTTCATGGCCTGCTGTGTTGCGATACTCAATGCTTTCAATTGTTCCTGTAATTGTCATCTTTAAATAAGTTTAAAAGTTTATAAAGTTGTCAAGTCTTAAAGTTTGTTGTTGGTTGATGGTTATTGGTTGTTGGTTTCCTGGAAAGAGTGAAGTTGCCAGCAACAAACAACCACTAACCAACAACCATATTACTCTGTAATCGTAAACCGCCTGTCGCTGTTAAACTGCATAATAGCAAGGGTTTCGAGTGCTTTAAATTCTGCCGACGCAAAGTACTTACCAATTGTAAATTGCTTATTATCTATTGATGGTTGCCCATTGCTTATTGCCCATTGCTTACCGCCTGTTGCCTGTTGCATATTTAACTGCTTCAGTTCCTCAAAAAGCTCCCGTAGTGAGCGGTTTATTACACATAGGTTATAATGCAGCTGTGTGGTATTTTCCACTTCAAATATCGAACGCCCAGAGGCTAAATAGTGGTTATAGGAAGCTTTTATTGCACTTAGTTCCACTATTTCTTTGGTTAAGAGTTGTTTGTTACGCATTTCTTTTGTATCTTTGTGAAGTATATTGCAAAATTAAGTGTAATATTCCACTTTGCAAAATCATTTTGAGTTTATTTTTTCACTTTGTTGTGAAATTTTTTTAACTGTTGGCTAAAGTTTTGATTATGGAAGGATTAGAGATTAAACAAAAGCGCGAAGAACTGGGACTGACCCAAAAAGAGTTGGGCGACCTTATAGGTGCCAGCCGCGAGACAATTATTAATTATGAGAAGGGCAGGCCGATACCTAAGAGTAAAAGTGAAATATTACACAAAGTATTAGAACCCAGCGTAGCTTATAGTAAAGTGGTGGCAAACGAGGAGGTGGTAAGCATGGTAGACGATTTTGAGAACAAGAACGGCAACCGCTTTATACAACTGCCCAATGGCCAGTATTACATGCTTATGCCGCTGGCCGAGTTTAATGTGCAGGCAGGTTTTTTAAGCACGTATCAGGATGCTGATTTTTTGATGGACCTTAGCCAGCATGGTATCCTTGTAGATAAGCCTGTGCAGGGCCGCTATGTGGCCTTTCGCGTTAACGGCGATAGTATGGACGATGCCAGTTCCCGCGCCATAACCCGCAACAGTGTAGTAAGTACCCGCGAGCTGCAGCGCCACCACTGGAACGGCAAGCTGCGCTACCGCGATTTCCCGTATTGGGTTATTTACACTACCCAAAGCAAGATGCCACTGCTTAAAGAAATTATAGAGCATAATACAGAGGAGGGCTATATTACCTGCCATTCCCTGAACGACAGCCCGGAGTTTACCGATTTTAAACTTCATGTAAACGACATCCAGGCGCTCTTTTATGTTATAGATGTAAACAGGACGGTGGGTAAAAAGAGTTTTTATTAGGGAAGTTTGAACTTGTGCAAAAAATGCACTAGTTCGATTTTACAGCAATTTACATACCGTACCCGTAACTGTCATTCTGAGCGAAGCCTGCCTGCCGGTAGCAGGTGCAACGCAGCCGAAGAATATCTAATGAAACATATTGTTATTACACAAAGTTTCGCAAAGAAAACACAAGACACACAAAGAGAACGGCCAAGTGTCATTCTGAGCGAAGTGCAACGGAGTCGAAGAATCTCTTTTTGCTAAACAATAAGACTGCTTTGTGCATAGCAGTGACGGCGTGTGAATAAATCTACTAATATGCCGCTGTCATTCTAAGCGAAGTCTGCCTGCAGGTAGGCAGGCGCAGCGCAGTCGAAGAATCTCTAATGAGAATATAGCTCACACAAAGTTTCACAGAGAATATATACGGTGGTTTTGTCATTCTGAGCGGAGTGCAACGGAGTTGAAGAATCTTGTCTAAAAGAGAGATTCTTCCTTCGTCAGAATGACAAACCGGCCGTATATAAAACAAGTCATGCTCGCAATTACAACTACCTAAAAATCAAACTTCAATTGTACTGCAACCGCTTTTTTCTCGCCTGCCTCATTATTTAAATTAGACAGCGAAATACCCAGCAGCCGTACCGACTCTTTGGGGCGTTCCTGGTACAGGAGCTCTTTAGTAGCTTCTAATATCAGGCTTTTGTCTGATATAAAATAAGGGAGTGTCTTGCTGCGGGTTTGCACCGTAAAATCAGAGTATTTGATTTTGAGGGTAATGGTTTTTCCGGCAATTTTTTTCTTTCTTAGGCGTCGGTCGAGCTCAATGGCAATATCCTCCAGCTTTTCGAGCATAAAAACCTCCGACACTAAATTTTCGTCAAACGTGTGCTCTGTCCCTACCGATTTTACAATCCTGTCGGCCTTTACCTCACTGTTATGTATGCCCCGCACCACATAGTAATAAAACGTTCCTGCCTTGCCAAAATGCTGTGCCAAAAACTCTATAGATTTTTCTTTAAGATCCTTGCCCGTAAAAATACCAAGCTGGTACATCTTCTCGGTAGTAACTTTGCCCACACCGTAAAATTTACCAATCTCAAGATTTTCTAAAAAGGGAAGCACCTCATCGGGTGTTACCGTTTTTTGTCCGTTAGGCTTGTTGTAGTCGCTGGCAACCTTGGCAATAAATTTATTGATGGATATCCCTGCCGATGCCGTTAACCCGGTTTCCTCCAGTATGCGCTGCCTGATTTCTTTGGCTATAATTGTCGCGCTGGGGTTGCCTTTTTTATTAACGGTAACATCAAGGTAGGCCTCATCGAGCGAGAGGGGTTCTACCTTATCGGTAAACTCATGAAAAATGCTGCGTATTTTTCGGGAAATCTCGGTGTACCGTTCAAAGCGGGGACGCACAAAAATAAGCTCCGGGCAGCGTTTCTTAGCAAGAAAGCCACTCATGGCACTGCGCACGCCAAATTTTCGCGCCTCATAACTGGCAGCCGCCACCACACCACGTGTTTCGCCACCCCCCACAGCAAGGGGCTTACCCCGCAGGGCAGGATTATCCAGCTGCTCTACAGAGGCATAAAAGGCATCCATATCTACGTGGATTATTTTGCGCTGCGGTATTGTGGACTCCATACTGCAAAATTAGTGTATTTTGTATTGTGATGGTGTAGGGAAAACCATGCCGAAGGGGGATGGGGAGTTAAATAGCGGAGTATTGGAACCGCTTTGCAACCTCACCCCTCTCCGAAGGAGAGGGGAACTCAACCCTTAAAGCAGAAGTGCAGCTAAATCTAAAATCTACATTCTGAAATCTGAAATCAATTTACCACTAAGCGCACCAGGATAAACACACACTAAGAACACAAAGGAAAACGCTTCGCTTTAGGACACAAGGCTGTGCGGAAAAGCCTTGTGTCCTTTGTAAAACTCCCAATAGCTATCGGGATGTTGTCCGCCGCGTGCAATATTTATGCAGCCTTGTGGCCCTTGTGAAAAACCTTGTGATCCTTGTGGTGAAATTAAACTATTGCAAAACCCGCTTTAGTACTCTAATAAAAAAGTTAGGAGTGCAGCTCAATCTGAAATCTACATTCTGAAATCTGAAATCAATTGAACCACTAAGTGCACTAAGATAAGCACACACTAAGAACACAATGAAAAACGCTTCGCTTTAGTACACAAGGCTGTACGGAATCGCTTTACAACCTCACCCCTAACCCCTCTCCAAAGGAGAGGGGAACTCAAACCCGCTCACTCAACCCTTTAAGCAGGAGTGCAGCTAAATCTAAAATCTACATTCTGAAATCTGAAATAAATTTACTGCAACACCCGCTTCAGTACTTAACTAAAATACCCGCCGTAACTTTGCAAAAGAAGATTTCAATTACTAAATAATTTAATTAGTCACAGGGGAACTCAAACCCGCTCACTCAACTATATATATCTGTAAGGTGTAATTGCTCCGACCGAGTGAAGCTCAAGGCCTTAAACTTCGTTGCGTTAAACAAATTTGAAGTTGAGGCGTTAAGAATCATTTGCTGTTTGAAGCGAAGCAAGTTCAAATGATTTAGCCGAAGCTTTAAATTTGTAGCATAAGAAGTTCCAGCCTTGAATTTTTGCTTCTTTTATTTCAAGACAAAAGAAGAACCTAGTGCAACACCCGCTTCAGTACTTAACTAAAATACCCCCCGTAACTTTGCAAAAAAAATTTGAAAGACTATTAAATAAGATAGCTCAACCCAAAGGAGAGGCATCGGTGCAGCTCAATCTGAATTCTACACTCTTAAATCTGAAATAAATTTACTGCAACACCCGCTTCAGCGCTTAACCAAAATACCCGCCGTACCTTTGCATCATCAAAACAAGAAACCTTTATAGCTATAAAGCCTTACTTAATTCTTCTCTCAATACTTCTTCCGCTTTCAATCATTCAATATTTCAATACTTAAATAAAATGAATGACAGCAAACATTTATATCTCCGGCCAGATAGGCACGTTTGACGGTACCACCGGCATAGAACTTATAGACGTGGTAAGCCAGGTAAAAAAGCAGCCCAAAGCCACCGCCTATAATGTGCACATAAACAGCGAGGGCGGACTGGTAGATGTGGGTTTCGACATTTACCAATATCTAAAATCGCTTAAAAAGCCCCTTACCACCATAGGCAGCGGCATTGTAGCCAGTATAGCCACCGTAATTTTTATGGCAGGCGATAAAAGGCAGGTGCGCGAAAATACTCCGTTCATGATTCACCTGCCGTGGGGCGGGTCTATGGGTACGGCAGACGAGCTGGAACAATTTGCCGACCAGCTTCGTGCTATAGAGAAAAAAATGGTGGGCTTTTACAAAAAAGCGCTTAACGTGCAGGAGCAGGCCATTATGCCGCTCCTTAAAAACGAAACGTGGCTTACGGGCAGGCAGCTTGCCGCCCTGGGCTTTACTACCTCGCGGCAGGTTAAGGCCGCAGCAAAAGCTTTCATTAACCCCAACTCTACTATGAGAGGAACATTTACCGAGAACGACAGGCACTGGATGGAAGGCCTGTTTACTAAAGTACTGGGCAAGTTTAAAAGTGCCCACATTTTTAACAAAGTGGTGCAGGATGCTACCGGTGCCGAACTTGATTTTACCGACCTGCCCGATGATGCAGTGATCGAAGTGGGTGCAACCGCCACCGTAGACGGTTCTCCTGCCGAAGGCGAATACCTGTTGCCCGATGGCTACACGTATGTGTTTGAAGCCGGTGAATTAACCGAGATCATTGAACCCGAAGAAGACACCGAGGCAGCATCGTTACGCACAGAGAACAAGGCTTTAAAACGCCAGCTAAACACTATTAAAAGTGAGGTACTGGCACTAAAAAAGCAGGTAACAAGCAAATTTAGTGTAGATGGTAAAAAGGTGGCGCAGCGCAGGGCGGGAGAAACCGACAGGCTTGCCGGAATGAAAGAATATTTGAAACAAAACACCCGTAAGTAATGAGCGTTATTAATGCAGATGGATTAACACTACATGCCCGTGAGGCCGAAACGGTAAGCGAGGTAATTTTTGCGAGGGTTTTTAACGAAAGCGACCTTGCCGAATACCACGAGATAGAAACGGGTATTGATGTAAACACCCAGATTGCCTTTGCAGGAAGGCTTGGCCTGCTGGGTAAAAAAACGGTGGGGTGCCAGCCCAATGAGGCAGGCGGTTTTGCACTGACCGAGAAATTCTGGACACCCGTACTCGAAGATTTCAGGCTGAGGCATTGCCAGGCAGATATGCCGGCACTGTTTAAAATGTTCAGGAAATCGCAGCGCATTAACCCCGACTTTTTTGATGCCGTGGGCTCTCAGGAGTTTGGCGTTATCATATCGGCGGTAGAGACGGCTTTGCAGGAAAACATTCACCGCAAGGTATGGTTTAACGATACCGCTGCTGCCACCACAGCAAACGGCGGGGTGTTTAAAGTGGGTACAGATCTTGATTACTTTAACTCTTTTAACGGGCTCTTTAAGCAAATCTTTACTGCGGTAACGGCAAACAAAGTTACCCGTGTGCCTATAGATGTTAACACCGGTGCGGGTTATAATGCCCAGGCTCTTGCTGCAGATGCTGCCATTGGTATTTTCGAAAAGCTGTTAACCGCTGCCGATGAAAGGCTTGTTGCTGCAGATGATGCTTTTATACTTGCCTCGCGCTCTCTTGCCGATAACTACCGTGCCACGCTGCGCAACAAGAACTTAGGTTCGGGCTACATGGAAGTGGTTGAAGGTGGCCGCCCTAAACTGTTGTTTGATGGTATAGAGGTTAAAGTACGCTACGACTGGGACCGCTATATTAAAACCTACCAGGACAACGGCACTAAATACAACCTGCCACACAGGGCGGTATTTACTACTAAGAGCAACATACCCGTAGGCACTCTTAGCGACGCCGACCTTGCCAAACTGGATGTGTTTTATGACAAGACCCTTAAAACCAATTTTATGGATGCTGCCTATACTATTGATGCCAAATTGCTGGAAGAATATATGGTGGTAGCGGCGTATTAAAGTTTAGAGTTTAAGGTTTAAAGTTATGAGTAGCTGGTAAAGGCGCAAAAAACCTCACCCCTAACCCCTCTCCGAAGGAGAGGGGAACTCGGATGGCTGACTCAGACGGTTTTCAATTTCGAAGGAGAATATCTTAAATTAATAAAAAGAGATTCCTCAATTCCGCTGCGCTGCATTCGGAATGACACTTAAAGCCGCTATTTCAAACGGAGCTTTGCTTAAGGAGTGTAGCTATTCCCTTCCCATGGAGGGGTGGCTGAAAGCCGGGGTGGTTTTCGTTATAACCTCTCCCCTAACCCCTCTCCGAAGGAGAGGGGAACTCAAACCCACTTATTCAAACGTAACACTGTTCACCAGGAGTGTAGCTGGCTACCCTCTCCTTCGGAGAGGGGCTGGGGGTGAGGTCAAAAAAGAGTGGTTATGGAGATATGTCCACACGATAGCTCTTGAGAGGGGTTGGGGTGTGTCAGTCTTTTCTTTTGTCTTGAAACAAAAGAAACAAAAATTAAAGGCTCTAACTTCTTATGCTACAAAACATAAGTCTCCGCTAAAAGATTTGAACTCGCTGCGCTCAAACAGCAAATCTTTCTTAACGCCTCAACTTATGTTTTGCTTAACGCAACGAAGTTTAATGCCTTAGCTTCACTCTAACCCGCTAACTCAATTGCATTAGATTTATGAGTGTAGCTGCTCCCCTCTCCTTCGGAGAGGGGCTGGGGGTGAGGTCATCTACTCCACTTCGAGGTCCTTCCGACTTTCAACATTAAGACTTTCGAATTTCAAAAAATACTTCAACAAAAAACAAAAACAATATGCCAACAGCATTTGATTGTACAGGACATTTAACAGCAGACATTTTATTTGATTGCGCCAATGCGCCCACAGGTGGTATAGAACAAAACGTATTGCTTATTAATAAAGACGACATTGATGTTTCTGCCACCACCCTAAGCGCAGACAGCAGGCTTCAGGTAACGCAAATACAGCTTAAACCGGGCAAAACAGGCTATAAGCTTACGGGTGTTAAGCAAAGTAACGGCAAGGCGTGGGAACTGGTTAAAAAAGAAAATGCACCCGACAAATTTAAGCACACCTTTAGCGGTGTGATCTTTAACCCCAGCCTTGCCAATAAAAAACAAGCTGATAACCTTAGCAAAGGCGGCAAGTATGTGGTGGTTATAGAGCAGGTGTGGAAAGGTGCAGCCAATGCAGATGCTTTTGAGGTACTGGGTTACCACTCCGGCCTGGAGCTTACAACCATGACCAACAGCTCTAAGGAGAATGACAACATGATTATGTTCGAACTCGCATCTGCCGATGGTTTTGAGGAAACCACCATGCCAAAAACCTACTTTAAGGAAGCCGAAGCATACGGAATAAGGAAAGCGCTGTTCGACAATAATTTTATTGAGGCATAACCTCCCCTTATGGATTTTACCACTATGGATATTGCCACCCTTACCCAGTCTGTTACTGGTAAGGGTGTGCCATACCTGGAGCTGTTTCTTAAAGAATACACCTCCCTTTTTGGCGGATCGGTTAACCCTTCCTGCCCTAAATGCTTAACGGCTTATTTAACTAACTATCAAAACCATTTTAATGCTATGCAAAATACCTGCGCTTACAAACTACACAAAAAATACGAAAACATACCGTTGCAATTTGGCTCGCCCATATTAGTAAACAACAGCAACATTACTAATGAATATGCCGAAATACTGTTGCAGCAGCCCGATGGCATAAGGTTTTTTGCAGAGATACCATCGGCAGGCGATCCGTTTGACGGTTCGTTTATGATTGCAGATGATAGTGTAACATACCCGGAAGCCGAAGAGCCATTGGCCGATTTAGCTGCTGATGTACCGCTTGAAGGAAGCGATGATATTGATATTTACAATACCGGACAACCCGAATGAGAACTCTTTTAATAGACGTATGGAAAAGGCTCACACCCTGGAGTAAAAGTGCCGACGTATATGCCAATGATACCGATAACACCTACCCGGAACGTATGGACAGGCTGGTAAACAACAGCGTTACGGCAAAGAGTGCAGCAGCTATAATGGTGCAATACCTCATCGGGAAAGGGTATGGCACGGATGCCGACAGCATTATCATCAACAAAGAAAAAAACCTGAAACTGATAGATTTTGCCGATGATGTAGCCGACGACCTTGTTAAACAACGCGGCGTGTTTATTCACATAAACTGGAATGCCCTGTACCAAATTGCCGATTGCAGCGTGGTGCCTTATGAGTGGTGCCGAATAGGCAAAAAAGACAGCAACGATTATGCCGGCAAGATAGCCATAAGCAAAGAATGGCTTAAGCCAAAGCGCAGCGAAATAGAGTTGGTAGATGTTTACAATCCGCGTAAAGCGGTCATAGACGCACAGGTAGAAAAGGCAGGCGGGTGGGAACATTACAAAGGGCAGATACTCTTTGTAAACATGGACACGAAGCTTATTTACCCGCTGTCGCGCATCGACTCGGTTTCCGAAGATTGCGATAGCGAGGCGCAGGCATCCATTTACAAAAACAAGTTGTTGCGTAAAGGCTTTTTTGGCAATACGCTGGTAGTTACACGACCACTTGTGGGCGAAGGCCTCGAACCCGGCAGCACTGCACTAACAGAGGCAGAGAGTGAACGGGAGCGTTTTCAGCAGGCCATAAAAGACAGCCTTGGCGCACAAAATACCGGTGGCGTGCTGTGCCTTGAAATGGACTTTGCAGGAGAAAAACTGGACGATGCCATATTGATAAAACAGATAGAAAGCAAGATAGACGACAAGCTATTTAATTATACCGAAACCAGCGTACGCGAAAATATACTTGTGGCTTTTAATAACCTGCCGGCAGGACTGGTAAAAACAAACGATTCGTCGCTGTTTGGCAATTCGGGCGAGGCCATCCGCGAAATGAAACGCACATATTGGGAAAACACAAGCAAGGAGCGGAGTTTACTTACAGCGGTTATCAATCAATTATTGCAGCGGTCGCAAGACTACGCGAGCCTTATTGTACAACCCCTAAAACTGATAGACGATGCAACCCCTGATAACCCGTAGCGATATTGCCCGCTACAAGCAAATATCTAAAACGCCATATGACGACAAGCTGCACGAGCAAATACTCGATGCGCAGCTGCTGGACCTTCAGCCGCTTATTGGCGAAAGCTTTTTCAACAAAATACTTTCTGCCCCCGTAGATTACGCCGACCTATTAGAAGGCTGCATTTATGAACACGACGGCATAAGCTATACTAACTATGGCCTTAGCATGGTGCTTACCTATTTTGCTTATGCACGCTACATGATGTTTTCATCGGCAATAGACACACCTTTCTCTGTAGTCGAAAAACTAAGCGACAACAGCAGGCCGGTAGAGGTATCGGCTAAAAAAACCTTGTATACACTAAACCGTGAAGCAGCCGTGCAGGTGTGGGAGAATGTAAAAAATTACCTCGTTCGCACGGCACACCCCGATTTTAAAACCTGCAAAACCAAACAGGGAGGATTTCGATTTAAAAAAATAGGCTAATGAATATTATATCAACTGTAAACGACAAGCGCTTTTCTATAAACAACATACAGTACCTAAAAAATTATGTTACAGAGGTACACGGCAATAAAATAGAGCTATTTAATTGTTACGAACGTCACGATGTACTGTTAGAGTTAACGCATTACAGCAACTTTATGGTAGACGGGGTGCGGTACCCTAACGTGACAGATTTGCAGGCGGCACTGCTGCCGGTACTATATTCGCGCAATAATTTGGGTGGGGACAGCCCCGATATCGACCAGGACAATATAGATGTTGTGCATTACATGAGGAGCTCATCGGCTTTGCCGGAAAGTATACTGTCACAAATAAACAGCCTTGACATGTATACGCTCGATGATAAGCAGAGCCTGTGGTTTATAGTATCTGTACCGGGTGCTCCTGGCTTAAACAACAGGATTACAACCCCCCATGTTTATAAATACAAAATGATTAACTATGGTAAGGGTACTTACGGGCAGGGCGCATTTGAGTTAACCATAACCGATATAGAACTGGTTAATGCCGCACAGGCTACCGTGCAGGACATTAAAGCGCAACCTAACACGCAGATTATTAATTATGGAGCCATTACAACAACCATTTTATCGTGGGTAGTAGTACATAACCCTCCTTTTACTATACCGTCACCTGCCGACGCTTACACTATTTTTACAGGAACTATAAATGGTACTGCAATAACCTACTTATGGGTAGGCACAGGTGGTAGTAACGGCTCAGGCGGCAGGCTAACATCATCATCAGACTTTTTAGCAATCCCTGAAATAGTAGTTGCCACAAATCAGGATAATATAGACATAAAAAAAACCATTTCTTTACAAGGCAGATTCGACAGCCTAACGATAATCAACACTATTAACAGCCTGCCGGCTTATACTGTAAACGACAACCAGTCGTTGTGGTTTGTGGTTAGGGAACTTACGTTTATAGATGACGGCAACTTAAATGTACCCCGCCCCCCAACAAATACTAATCCGTTACTGCTAAAATATAAAATGCTTAACAAAGGCAAAGGTATTTATGGCTCCGGGCAAACACAGTTACGATCGACGGATATTGAATTGGTTTATAGCAATGAAGCCTCTTTAAACGACCTTGAAGTTGCCGTTGAGACCGATATTGTTTTATTTACACTTACCGAAGGACAAACCATAAGCCAGTGGCTTAATGCTCAAAACCCAGCAATAGTAATACAACCCCAGCAAGAAGGCTACACCATTTTTAAAAGCACGGGTACCAATAACCAGTCGTATTTATGGATAGGCAACGCAGGCACTTATGGTAGTGGCAGGACACAATCGGTATCAGATAATTTTCAGTTGCTTAATGAGGCAATCACCCCCGTAAATCAGGACAACATAGACATTAAAAAGACGTTTACCATACCTAATAATTATACAACTGCAAGTATACTTTCGGCAATAAATAATTTAAGAGCTTACGAAATAAAAGATACACAGTCGGTATGGTTTATTGGCCGTCAGCAAACTACACTTCAAAGACCGGATGGCCCCGGACCCGAAGTGCCTATACGATTTATTGGCCCGTTAATATTAAAGTACAAGATGGTTAATAAGGGCAAAGGGTGGTATGGCAGCGGGCAAACCCAATTAACATCGGCTAATATAGAGTTGATTTACACTAACGAGGCTACACTGGAGGATGTGGAGTCTGGTGCAGAAACCCAGATAATACAGTTTAGCCTGTCGGAAGACCAAACAGTAAGTGAGTGGTTAAATAGCCAAAACCCCGATGTAACATTACAGACGCAGGAAGAAGGCTATACCATTTTTAAAGGAACAGTAAATAACGAAGAAATATCGTATTTATGGATAGGCACAGCAGGAAGATATGGCACCGGGAGATTGCAAAGTACCAATACCGATTTTCAGCAGCTTAATGATGTTGCTCCGGCACCATTTATGCCCTCTTATGCGCAGGTACTGGGGCAAAACAACAGTACTTTACAATATGCTGTGCATGTTCACGAAGATACCGATGCTACAACGGCTTATGGTGCCAATATAGTACATAGAAGTAGAAATGCGCAGTCGGTTACTATAGATTTTGCAGAGCCAACAGCTACTGTTAGCTATATTGTGCCTGCAAAACAGGTTAATGATGTTTTTGCAATGGTTAGCGATGTACATAAACCCGTTAAGACAGTTATAACAGAAACACCAGGGTTTGAAAATGGAATTTATACCCTCGCGGCAGAAGATAAGGATAAATGGTTGTTGTTTAAAATCCCTGTAGATTTTACCATTAAAATTCCCGATGCTGTATTTACAACAAATACTCTTATAGAGGGAGAGACTGCAGATATTGGTCAGGCTACATTTACAGGCGGAAGTGTAATATTAAATTATGGTGCTTCGGAAAACCCAAAAACAGCAGAAAAGAATAGTGTGTTTGGGTTGAAATTCAGGTCGGTTACAGAGGTTTCTTTATATGGTAAACTCGAATTAAGATAACTATGGGAGCAATTTTAGCAAGCAGGATGAGGCAACGGACACTGCCTTTTATATCCAGATGGAAAACCGATAATATAAGTGTTGGCAGCAGTACCGAAAACCAAATTAAACTCCCATTATACGATGGTGGTATTTACGATTTTAAGGTTGATTGGGGAGATGAAACAACATCAAGAATTACGTCGTACAATCAGGCAGATACAGTACATGATTATACAACGCCCGGAACCTATACTGTAACGATAAAAGGCACGCTTATCGGGTTTAGATTTAACAATCAGGGAGACAGGCTTAAGTTGTTAAGCGTACAACAATGGGGATGTTTACTAATAGGAAACTTAGGACGTGTTTTTTACGGTTGTACTAATTTAAAGCTTAGTGATGTAAGTGATACTCTGAATTTAAAAGGTGTTACCGATATAAATTACATGTTTGCCCAATGTAGTTCTTTAGATATAGTTAATTTAATATCAGATTGGGATGTTAGCACAATTACTACTATGAGCGCCATGTTTTGGCAGTGTACAGCTTTTAATAGTCCGCTTAATGGATGGAACACGGGTAAAGTAACAGTTATGACCAGTATGTTTAGTAATGCTTCATCCTTCAATCAAAACATAAACGATTGGGATGTTAGTAAAGTGAAAAGTATGTTAGCCATGTTTAGCGGTGCTTCTTCTTTCAATAAGCCCCTAAATAACTGGAATACAAGCAATGTAACCGGAACGAATAGTATGTTTAGTAACGCCATTTCCTTCAATCAGCCGCTAAATAATTGGGATGTCAGTAGCGTTATTAATATGCAATCTATGTTTTATGTAACATCCTCTTTTAACCAACCATTAAACAATTGGAATACAAGCAATGTTACAGACATGGCACAAATGTTTGGCCGCGCAACTGCCTTTAACCAACCTTTAAATAATTGGGATACCAGCAAAGTTACTAATATGACCAATATGTTTCGCCTTGCTGCTGGCCTTTCAGGAGTGTTTAATCAGGATATATCTTCATGGGATACCGGCAATGTAACAAACATGTTTTACATGTTCGCTTATAACCCGGTTTTTAACCAGCCATTAAATAACTGGAATGTATCTAAAGTAACAATTATGGATTCGATATTCAGGCAAAATTTTGCTTTTAATCAGCCCTTAGATAAGTGGGACACCAAAAATGTAGTAAATATGGATGGTATGTTTATTGATGCGAAGGCCTTTAACCATCCCATTAATTCATGGAGCCTAAGTAACGTTACCTCTATGATCGCAATGTTTCAAAACGCTACGGCATTCAATCAAAATATAGCGGCCTGGGATGTTTCAAAAGTTAACAATTTTATAAATTTCATGTCGGGAAAAACATTTTCTGATTATTCTTCTGAAAACTATAATGCACTACTTAACAGCTGGGCTGCACAAAATGTTGTTACTAACAAGTCTATTAATTTTGGGACTATAAAATATACTTCGCAGGGACTATCCGGCCGTAATTTTTTAACTTCTACAAAAAGGTGGAATATTACTGATGGAGGATTGTCTTTATAATATTCGCATCTCACTGAATATTTGCAAATAGTCTTAAACGTGAAACTTATTCAATCATTTAGTATATCGCTACTCGCATTTTTTATGCCTGTACATGGAATACTTATTGCAGTAGGTGCTGCCATAAGTTTAGACACCTTAATGGGCATTTACAAATCGGTTAGAACAGAACAACCTTTAATAAGCCGCCGTTTTGCCGATGTTATCCTTAAAATGTTTGTTTATGAACTGGTAATACTCATGCTTTTTGGCATTGACTATTTTTTACTATCAGAGTTTTTTTGCGTGTGGTTCTCTGTAAACTACTTTTTTACCAAAGCTTGTGCTATGGTACTCATTTTTACCGAGATGGTTTCTATCAAAGAAAATATAGAACAGGCGCATGGCATTAATATCCTAAAGCAATTACGCAATGCCCTTAAGCGTACTAAAGACTTGAAAGATGATGTATTTGACCTGACTAAAAATATCTGATGGATGCCTTAACCTTAACCCGGATAAATTGCCTGCACCCTGCCGTAAGGCAGGAGGTGCTTACTGCTTACAAACACATTAATAACAATCTTTTTGGTAAAAAAATCAGGCTTAGGTTTGCGCATACACTGCGAACATTTAATGAGCAGGGTGCACTTTATGCCATTGGGAGAACCCAGCCCGGTAAAAAAGTAACCAATGCTAAAGCAGGGCAGTCCATCCACAATTACGGATTAGCTTTTGATATCGTAATCCTTATTGATAAAAATGGCGACGGTACATTTGAAATTGCTTCCTGGAATACTACAAGCGATGACGACAAGGATGGCATGCCCGACTGGATGGAAGTTGTTATTTACCTTAAAAAACTGGGCTGGGCATGGGGCGGCGACTGGAAATCTTTTCCTGATTATCCTCATTTCGAGAAAACCTTTGGAAACAACTGGAAATCGCTACAGGTAAAGTATAATGCAGGAGATGTATTTACCAACGTTATAGATGGCATAACCTTTAAATGGGTAAATTTATGAAAAACCATACCTGTACTGCCATTGTAATTGTGCTGATACTAATGCTGTTTGTAACGGTGCAACGCTGTCACTCAAATCTACAAAATGCCACTAAAAATTATAATGCCTTAACCGATAGTATAACCTATTTTAAAAATCGCGACGGTACACAATTGGCAAGTATCAAAACGCTTAATGTAGATAAAGCGCAATTACAGCAAACTCTGTTAGCAAAAGATAAACAACTGGCCAGTTTTGCTAAACAATTTAGCCAGATTAAAACTGTTATAAAATATAGCCAGCTCATAAAATACGATACTATTACTATAACCTATAAAGATATAGTGCCATGTGCTTTTAACAGGTTTGGCAAAATAAACACTAAGTGGTACCGGTTTAATTACACCACAAACAATAAAGGATTTGCTATAGATAGTTTAACTATAAACACCCAGGCAACTGTAATAACGGGTTTTAAGCGTTCGTGGTTTTTAGGTAAAGAAACCTTAATTACCACTGTTACTAATACTAACCCAAATATAGCTACAACCTCTCTTACATCGGCTCAGGTTGTTGTACCTGTGCCGTGGTATAAAAGGTGGTATGTATGGTTAGGTGCAGGTATTGTGGGTGGGATGCTAACTCAATAA